AGTAACTTTAGTAGATCCTATGCAAGATGTACCCGATCCACCTGCGGTACAGGTATGGACTCCAGAACTCAATGACGTTAAAGCGAGAGATCCAGCAGTACCGCCTGATCCGATAGTAGTCTGTCCACCTAATACTGGTAAAGCTGCAATACCCGAACTAGGAGTTACGGCAGATGGTGTAGCATCTCCCATTGTTACGGATTCTGTTTTACTAAATGCTGAACCTGCTGTTGTAATAGTTGTATCTGTTTGAATCATAGCTGGCACTCCGTTACTAAGGCTGCCAACATTGATTCCACCAATCTTTCCTGATGTTGTAGTATCTCCTACAGTTACAGATGGAGTAATATTATTTCCGCTAAGACTATAAGTAGTTCCTACTTTGTTAGTAACAACATAAGGCATATCTACACTGATCTGGGCAGAAGTAACAAACTCTTGTTTAATATCTGCCAGTACTATTGTTGGCGTTAAAAAAACCAATACAGCCAATAGTTTTTTCATTTTGTTACAGTTTTATTACTTTTATTATCCATAATCTTAGCAGAATTGCCAATATTGTTCTTTTTCTTGCCATCACTGTTCTTTTTGATGTTCAATCCGTACTGAGCAGTTACAGCACTCAGGAGTCCAGCAGCAAAAGTTGTATCAATTTGTCTTGTAGGGTTTGGATTAAAATATGACCAAGAAATGACCGCTAAACTCCAAAAAAGTATAATCATCTGCACCAAGTTAGCAATCAGACCATTACCTTCTTTTTCTTCTTGATCTTCCATGCAAAAACATAATATATACTATAAGCATATACATAAAAGGTTAAGAATGGTTGAAGTCGTAGCAGCACTGGGTGGAGCATTACTAACAGCCTGTTTTGTTTCTGTTGGTTCTATTTCTTATAGAGGTAGACAATCACGAGATGACCTCGTGCGAAATACAACAGCTATAGAATTACTAACAGATAAGATAGATAATATGCATGAAGATATGCGTGAAGTATTTCATCGCTTAAAAGAAGTAGAACTAGCAGTTGTAGAACTTAAACCAAGAAGATAAAAACTACCTTAAGAGGATCTCAACAAAGTTGACCACGACTTTGCACTAAGGTAGTTGTGCCAAATTTAACATTCTTTGTTATGTTTGGAAAGTAACACACATTTTTTATGATTAAAATTTTAAAACCAATACTAATGACGTTTCTTACAACTACAACTGTAAAACGTTTAGTAGTTGATCTTTTACGCGCCATATGTAAGCAAACAACAAATACTCTTGATGATCGCGCTGTTGATATTTTAGAAAAACAACTTTTTCCTGGTAGAAATTTATGAAAGACAAATTTGTTATTTTTGCAGAAGAGCCTCCAGTTGAACTACAACTTTCTGTAGAGATGCGTTGTAGAGAAATTGAAAAAAATCCTGACATAGATTATATACGCAGGTATTGTATAAGCCTTGTAAGGAATAATGCAAAAAGAGATGCTATTTTTGCTGCAACTCTACAAGAACTGGCAGAAGCTCATGTAAGGATTGCAGAACAAGAAAAAGCACAAATAGTGCATTGGTGGGTATTGCGTAGAATGATAAGAAACTTTTTTATATCAATAGCTTTGTTTTTTGTAATTAGGTTAAATAAAGCATTAACTAGTATTAATAATCGCATAAATAAAAAAATATAATAATTTGTTAAAATATAAGTGCAAAGGTATTGGAGGATGCTATGAGGCAATCCAAAAAAACTCGTTTGCAAGAGCTACGACAAGAAGTTCGTACCTGTTCTGATCCTTTTGAACTAACAGCTATCTTAGCCTTAGACAATGAAAGACTAAGGCGTGAATTAGCTAAATTACAAGGTTAGTTAGGGTCAAAACGTCTTGTTTTCAGCTTTTCTACAGCTTGCTGATGTTTTGTTGTCAATAATTTATATAAAAATAAACGCCAATCAAAATGGAAAGTCATTTTTCTCTCCCTCAACTTCTTTGTCTACAGACATAAGTCCACTTATCCAATCTTTACCAGATTGAGTCTGTTTGTTCCAAGCTTTGACAGGTATTTTTACAACCATATCGCCACGATAGTTTTGTTCGCCTTCTTGACTTGTAATCCATTCCGCTAATGCCATAGCATCTTGCAAAGTTAATTCCATTGTTCCTGTATGATCAGGCTTTTCACTTTTAAATAAAGCAAATCTTGCTTTAAAAATACTTTCAAATTTGGATTCCATAATTAAAGAATGTGATAGTGGGCAAGGATAATCTCGTTTGTTAACGAGGACATAGTTACTTTTTTGTCAGTAATATATCTTTTTTGCACTTCTTGTTGCATTTTTTTATATGCTTTTTGATCAATCAGTGCATTAATACGGATTTTTGGATAGTCTTTAGAATCTTCCATTTTCTAACTCCTTTAAACAGTTTTTAAGTTGCAAAACTGTCATTTGCTGTAGTTTAGATCCATCACCTGTTATTTTGTACTGATTTGCTTTTGATACAACCCACAACCTTTTCTGTTCGTCATCTTTCATTTTAACGTTTAGCTCATTCATAATCATACTAACTAGCTCTTCGCTGCTATACTGATTTTTCTTGATAGGTTCTGGTTTAGGGTCGGTTTTAGGTACAACCTTAAGATGTGGTTCATTATCTTCTATTTCTTCTTTAGCCCATAATTCATAACCTAAAGAAAATTGAAAAGCACAATGTGCAACAAAACCTCTGCGTTGAGAATCTGATACTTCTCTTGCGTCAATCTGTTCTCTTTTTAATGCCTGTTTTTTATTACCCATTATTGGATAAATAAAGTCAGAAAATTTGTTACCTTCTGGATCTTTAAAATAAAAAATAAAATACATAGAACCATCTGGTGCATCAAATAATGGTGTACCATCCTGTTCATTCATTTTTGTATGATGTGTCCAACCAGGACACTTCTCATTAAATATGGAGGCAACTTTAGCCCATGCCATATACTTTGCCTTGAAACCTGTAGGCAATTGATGTACATCTTTGATTTCGATGACACCTGCGAGATTAGGATTATTAGTGTTCATAATATAAATATCTCTAATTGATATGATCATGTCAAGATCATATATTCATATGTAAACAAAACTTGTTTTCCACAGGGTGATGCGTAATGATGCAAACTGCATACTTTTGCATACTTTTACATCATTATGATGAAACGAATTACTATTACTATTTCTGAAGAAACAGAGGCTAAATTAAAGAAAAAAAAGCCCACATTCCTGTCACTGTCTAAATTCATAAATATGATTTTAGAAAGTAGTCTTGACAACCTTGACAGCTTAGTTAGACTACCCGCGTACCGTGTCGGTGCGGAAGATATATCTACTAAGTTAGATACAAACATTTCTACACCTATAAACGAAGACAAGGTACACTTTGAATCTTCTAATTTTTCTTCTAAAGAAAAAAATTTAAAAAATTCAATCGCTGTTTTGGGGGAAGATGTCGGAAGGGAGTCTGAGGGAAACCCTAAGAAGAGACCATATGTAATCAATTCTATTATCAGTAGAAAAAAATATAATCCAGAAAGACTAAGACCTTATTTTGATAAAATAGAAGCTTTTTGGCGTGTTAAACAAGGTACAAAAAATTTACAAGCATATTCATTACAAATGACAGAACTTTTAAAAATATTAGATAACTTAGGTGAAAAAGTTCTTATAGAACAACTTGATCAAGCTTGCTTATCTGGAACTTGGAAACAAATTAATTATAATAGGACTGTTAAATTTTTAGATAAAAAAGAAGAGGTTAAACAAACAAAACATCCTAACAGTCGTGTTTTTACTGCTAAAGATGGCTTTTTATCATGAAACAACTACCTCTTATACAAGTTAACCCTATAAATGGTGATAGGTATTATGTAAACGAATACAAACCATCACTAAAATATGCATCTGTTACTAATGTTCTTGCAAAAACTGTATCTAAATCTATGGCATATGGATTAGGTATATGGAGACAAAAACAAATAGATGCAGGTCTTGATCCTGACATAGAACTTAAAAAAGCAGCACAACGTGGATCTGATCTGCATGATTGGACAGAAAAGTATTTGAATGGTGAGACTCCCCGAGTGTTATCTGACATTTACCCATTAGACTATAAAAAATATACAGACAGAATACAGCAATGCCCTATATGGAAACATATAGATGAGGTTATATGCACTGAACAGAAAGTTTGCAGTGATAAAAATGTAATACCATTTGCAGGTACGTTTGATGCATTGTTAAAAATAAATGGCAAGACAGTTTTGTTTGATTTAAAAACAAAAAATGCAGATAAGTCTATTCCTACAAAAGAATTAACAAATGAAGCATTATGTCAAATGCAAGCATATCGTGTTTGTCTAAAAGAAAATCATGATATGGATGTAGATAGATTTATTGCACTGTATGTTTATCCAGATCAACCTGCATATCCTGTACACGCAAGTGGAGAGGCATTAACTATCTATGAAAATTTGTGGACTAAACGACTAAGAAATTTTGCAGATCAACAATTATGGCGATGACAAGAAGAGAACACCTGTTAAAACAGGTAAAGGAACACGCAGAAAAAATGCGTCAGTTCCAACAGGAGTTTCATAAAAAAATGAACGACAAAGACAACATGACACAACTAGATTTAAATTATATGAATATAGTGTTTGAACAAATGAAAATAGACCATGAAAACTTACTTAGAGAATACTACAACTACAAAAAGCCTAATTTATAAACAGATCTTGACAGTGCTACATAATGTACTATAATATAAATCATTATCTCTTACAAAAATGAACGTACCAATTCTTGCAGAAGAGTATTTATCCAGGCTTGTAGAATTAAAACAAGAAATGGAAGAATGCCAACATGAAATAAGGCTTATCTACGGAAAGCTTTCTAAATACTTAGCAGAAGGACATCTTGATTATTTAAAGTCAAGTTCTGGCAGCATTACATATAAGGACAAACAGTATATTCCTGTTAAAGGTAGAGTCATTTATGATTACTCCTCTGATCCTGATATTGCTGCAAAACAAAAAGAATTACGTCAGCTAAAAAAAGTGGCAGAAGCTATAGGCACATTAGAGTCAAAACAATCTCCTGATTCCTGGAGAGTAAAGGATGTGGAGGTAGAACAATGACAAATGCATACGGCTTTGATGAGAAAATACATTTTCCATATAATCCTTATGACGGATACATATTTCTTGATCAATATCAATGTTGTTGGGAGTATTCTGAGGATACAGAAATGTGGACAAACCTAGATGCAGTAGATAATAAAGGTAAAAATGGAACACAGGAGGCAGAATGACAACTAGAAAGAACTGGCAATGCCCCGAATGTGGTGAAATTGGCTTTGCTGTTAATAGAACTTACCCAAAAGAAAACTACACTTTACGTTGGATTAAATGTAAAGCCTGTGGTATTTCTAAATTTACAAAAGAAGTCATCATAGATAAATCAGAAGTATCTTGGAAAAATGTAAATTATCAATCTGTTTTGGAGTTGCGTGATGAAAACTAAAGAAAAATTATTTAAAGACATACATATTCAAAAAGCATTTAACAAAGCATCAACTGAAACGATTAAATTAATTGAATTAGCTTTAGAAAATAAATTAGCATTTATTTACTTAAAAGGAGTTCGTGATGTAATAGATACAGCTATTAAATCAATTGAGGCAAAACATGAAAACTAAAGAAAAAATAGATTATGCAGTAAGCAGAATTAAAGAGTTGTTCTTGCTAATAAACAGTTGGACTCGGGGAGTGTCAGATAAGTCATCTGAATATAACGAGATAAAAAAAAGAAAGCAAGAAATAATAGATGATTTATACAGAGAGATAGGAGAACTTAATCGTATTTGGAATGAACAGGAGTTAGAACTGACAACAAAAGAATATATTACACAGTTTGACAATTTAAAACAAAGAATAAGTGAATTAGAGAAATAGTTTGACAGTACAACATATTGCACTTATACTAATTAATATATATCTCTTACAGCAATGAATTTAGAACAACAAGTCAAGAATTTAGACAAACACTATCGTGATGGTAATGCTTTAGTGTCTGACAAAGAGTTTGACATATTAGAAAAGCAGTTGTTAGCAATCAATCCTGACTCTGACTACTTTACAAACAGAGATGCATTGCCTTTGCCATCGTTAGAAAAAGATCCTGTAGAAGATTTTATAGATGATTTACAGTTAGATACTCTTATAATGATCGAGCCTAAGTTAGATGGTTGTGCTATCGCAATAGAATATATTAATGGCAGACTACATCAGGCTATTACTCGTACAGGTTCTGATGTTACAGATAAAATACAAAAAATACAGAATGTACCTGATGTTATAAAAACAAAAGACACAATACAAGTAAGAGGTGAGTTATATGCACCACAACAGACAGGTGCTATGTCACAAGGTAAATCTGGTGGTTATCTAAGAGCTAAAGCAGGTGATCCTACAGGTCTTAACTTTTGTGCATTTCAGATAATAAATGCAGACACAGATCATTATGATACTCTCGATTATCTAAAAAGATTAGGTTTCCAAACACCTAGCTTTTCATTATCAGAATTACGTTTCCTGGAAAGTTATAGACAAATGTGGATTAAAGATAAAATATTCAGTGATCAGTATCCTGTTGATGGCATTGTAGTAAAAATAGTATCAAAACAAATACAAATAGATAGATCAGATTACTGGCAGATGGCTATTAAATATTAATGACAGAAGTTAGATGGATGACAGTTGGTATACCTGCTCCGCAAGGATCTAAACGTCATGTAGGTAATGGCATAATGATTGAACAATCTGCAAGCCTACCTGCTTGGCGTAATCAACTCATATATGACATAAAAAAGGCTGCTCGGGGAGTTAAATTTGAAGGTGGTATAAATGTAACCTTAGACTTTAGATTTCCTCGTTTAAAGTCACATTATAGAACAGGAAAATATTCACACATTCTTCGTGATGATGCACCATTATATAAAATCACAAAACCTGATATTGATAAAATTATTCGTGCTGTTATGGATGCTATGACATTGTCTGGTGTTATTAAGGATGATGCAAACTGTTATCTAATAATGTCTCGTAAAATGTATTGTAACGATGACGAACAACCTGGTGTGTTTGGAATTATCGCAGATACGCAAAAGTGTGATAATATATAACCAAGAGATAAACTAATCGTCCTACTCTACAGGGCGATTTTTTTTGTCTGTGTATAATACAAGTATGGCAATTGATAATATAAAATTTGATTCTGCTAAAATTGTTGGCGAGGTAAATGCCATAGAAAAACAATTAATACCTCGTGCTGTAAGAC